GATTGAGGGCGTCGCCCTCGCTGACCTCGAGGCAGCCCAAAGACAGGAGCATCTCCTGGATGGCCTCGGGCGCCTCCTGGTTGAAGTTGCTCTCGCCCAGGACCTCGAACACGAACTCGACGATCCCTTCGAGCGCCGCGTTGATGTCGGTGCGCTCGGCCGGATCGGTGGCGGACCCGGCCTGCAGCGAGATCCAGCGCGCGAACGGCGGGATCAGCCCCGACTGAATGCGGCTGGTGCACTCGGCCAGCGCGACGACGCCGGTCTCGTCGAAAATCTTGTCGGTGCGCTTCGAGCCGGGAGAGCTCTGGAACACGCTCTCCTTCATCGGCATCGTGTAGTCGTAGGCGTCCTGAAACGTGCTCTCCCACGGCCCGCGCAGCTGCACGGCGCGCTGGTAGCGCGCCATGACCCGGCCGGCGCCGTCGTCCGTGACCGGCGCGGCCGTCGCGTAGGCCTCGCGCTTGGCCATCAGGCGGCGTCCAGCATGCCGCGCGGCCCGAAGCCGCCGCCGCCCTTACGACCCGACAAGAGCGAGCGGAACCCGACCGTGCCGCCCAAGCGCGCGGCCGTCTCTTCGGTGCGCAGCCGCTTGTTGGTGGCGCGCTCGGCCTGGAGGCGCTCCTCGGTCTGCTCCTGCTCGATCGCGAACTGGCGCTCGGCGGTGGCGCGCTCAGCGTCCTCGCGCTTGCGCTGCTCGGCGGCCTGAGCCTCCTGCTGCTGGATCATGTACATCAGCATGAGACGCTGGCTGCGCCCCGATCCGCCCATTCCGAACATGCCGCTCCCCCAAAGGTCCCCTCCCTATGCACCAGTGTACGGTCGCGGGGGGATGCACTCTTGCATAAGGTCGTGTATGGGAGGGCCCGTTCAGGCGGCAGCGCCTGGCGTTTCCTCCCTTTAAACTCCCCACCTTCGTTGCCATAGCTGGGCGAGGGTGGGAGTTTTTTAGCGGATCCGGCGCTCGCGCCGTTTCTGGAATGGGTCGTAGGGAACCCGGGCAACCACCGGACGGCCCTGGCCGTTCTTGTTCAAGAGCGTGCGGCTCTCGCCGCCGCCGAGTAGCAGATATTGTAAGGCGTCCATCGGGTGACTGTACTTGTTTTTGTTCGGTGTCTCCTCGTACCGCTCGGCGCCGGACACCTGCAGTCGGCGGTAATGGTATCCCCCCTCGAAGCCGCGCGTGATGTGAGTGGCGGTTGGATCGACGATCAGACCGGGCGTCCGATCGACCAGTCGCGTCAGCACCTGTTCGACCACGCCTATGCGCAGGCTGATGTCGTTCGTCGAAGCGGCCCGCGCCACGATCCCGGCGGCGCGCAGGAGCTGGAAGGGCGTGGTTTCGTCAGTCTGCGCGCGATAGTCGCCGGCCGGATCGCCGGTCACGATTACCTTGTGGCCTGGGAAGCGAGCAGCGAGGTCCTTGCGCAGGAGTGGGCCAAACTTCGAGACGCCCATGTCGGTCGCGACGAGCTCGCCGAGGATGAGCCAGCGGCCGCGCAGGTTCTGCCCGTAGACGGCGGCCGGGGTCAGCCCGAAGTCGACGCCGACGTGGACCGGCACGCCCTTGATCGGCTCGAGCGGTTCTCGCGCGACGTGCAGCGTGCGGTCAAAATCCGGAAAAACGGGGCGCCCGTCGGCGAGTGAGCCCAAGCGGTTGAGCACGTAGACGCCGATCCAGTCGCGGCCCTTACCCTTGATGATGTTCAGATAGTAATCCGGGGTCAGGTTCCTCCGGTTCTCAGCCTGCGGGTTCATGACGTAGCCCGTGACTTCGCCTGTCGCCTTGTCCTTCTCCTCGATCATCCCACCGGGCTGTGTATGAAAACTCCAATTCTCGGGCCGCACCAGCATGAGGGCCTCTTCGCGGCTGATGTGATCGGGCGGCGGCGCGTCGCCCGCCATGATCGCCCACCAGTGGTCTTCGTCTGGCGCGTTCGTGTCAGCTATGACGCCATACCAGGTGGGCCCACCATCTTTCATCGACGGAAAACGGCCCACGCGCATCGTACACGCATCGACAATGCTCTTCGCTATCTCACGGGCTTCGTTGATCCACACTCCAGTGAGCTCGAGCGACAGCAGTTTCTTGACATCCTCGGGTCGATCGAGAGCGAGAAAAAGGACTTCGAGTTCAAGGTCGCCTTTTTTCAGCCGATGGGTGTACGGCGGTGGGTGCATCGTAACGGGGCCCCAGATGTGCTCTGGGAACCAATCCTTCCAGGTCGCGAGGGTTGTCGTGCGCAGCTCTGGATAGGAATTGCGGATGATGGCCCAGCGGCTCTTGCGCTTCCCGTCTGGCCCCGGCTGTTGCGCCAATGCACGGCGGAAGATTTCGATGCAGCAACAGGCGGACTTGCCGGAGCCGACCGGGCCGCGTAGCCCGCGGACGAACTTGTCGTCGAGCATGAACGCCTTCAGCGTCGCGCCGTCGGGCTTATAGGACAGGAGGGCTGCCACGTCAGTTGTTGCCGTCCCGCGACGCCAAGAGGTCGTGATGCAAGGCGAGCACGCAGTTGATGATCTCGAGCACACCGTCGCTCGTCGTGACCCAGCGCGAGCGCACCGTGTCGTCGTCGGGATGGCACGTCACCAGGGCGAACGAGGTGATGGTGCCCTGGCGGACCGCCTTCACGAGGTCGAGCGCAATCGCCAGCATGTCGGCGTCGGCCGGCTCGCTCTCGATGACCGGGAACGGGAGGACCTGGCTCACGGCTTGAGCTCGACCGCGCGCCATTCGCGCTGGCAGGACGGACAGCGCACGTAGTCGTTGGGCAGGATCCCGAACGACAGCGGGAACTCGCGCTGACAGGTGCAGGTCGCCCAGGTGATGAGCTTCGCCCGGTAGTCGGGCTTCTGGGACAGTGCGAACGTCTCGCGGGGGAGGTGCCTCATACCGGCACCAGGACGTGGGGGACGATGCGGACCGCGAGCTCGCCCTGAACGCGCAGGCGGCCGGCCCACCACAGGGCTTTGGCCAGCGTGTCGACCAGGATCGCCGGCCGGCCCTGCGCCTCGACGTGGTAGAGCGTGATCATGAGGACCTCGCGGCGAGTACGGAGAGCGGGTTGTCGCGGTAGAGCCGGCGGACCTCGGCGTCGTAGCCGACACGCGCCAGCGACACGCAGGCGTTCTGGATCGAGATGCCCATGGCGTTGGCGATCTCGCGCGAGCTGATGCCGGCCTCGGCCATCTGGATCATCCGGGCGACCCGGGTCGGCCGCCTCCAGGATTTGCGGTGGATGCCGTTCTTCCAGCGCGAGTAGGTGACTTCGACCGAGCCCTGGGTGCGGTTCATGCGGGCGGCAATCGCCGGCCACGTCCAGCCCCGCGTCTTCATGGCGTGGATGCGCTCGAGGTCCTCCCAGGTGTAGAGCAGCTTGCTCACCCCAGCCGCTCCACGAGCTCCACGTAGGCGTTGACGGCCGCGAAGGCGGTGAGGAAAGCGAACACCAGCATCAGCCAGAACTCGGTGCGGTCAGCCTCGCGCCGGGTTTTCATGAGACCACACCGGCATCGACGGCCTGGCGCAGCAGGGTCTCGTGAACGCGCGGGCCCCAGGCGTCGATGAGCTTGTCGCACTCGTGTGCGGTCAAGAGGTGCTTGGGGAAGTGGCGCAGGTGAACCTTGCGGACGATTGCGTGAAGCCGCTGGCGGTCCTTAAAAGAGAGACTTGTGGAAAACCCGCCCGACGCGAACGGAATGATCGCGTGGGGGTCCCTGAGATTGAGGGGCAGGGGCTTCGACATCGCGGGGCTCCGGTTTGAACCGGGTGTACGCCAGAGCCCGCTTTGCAAAGATGCACCCTTGGAGGAACCGGATGGCTCAGGTCGAACAGCTCACGACCCTGCGCGGCGTCAACCTGCCCGAGGGCATCGACGCCGAGGAGATCATCGCCTGGGGCGACCGGCTCTGGGTCCGCTGCCGGATCAACGGCTACGTGGTGCGCACCGAGAAGGGGAGCTGGATGAAGGTCGCCCTGGTGCCCCTGAACCTAAAGAAGGAAGTCTCTGCCCCTGCCGATTCGCAGGCAGAAACTCCTACCCCCCCTGGGGGGGACGGTGTTTCGCTACCACCGCCTCCGGAAAGTGAAGACGAACCAGCCCTCTAGTCGGGCACTCGGGTTCGGCCTCGCAGTCGACGCACTCGACGTCGCCGGTGTCGAAGATCATCCAGTTCGTGGAGCCGCATTCGCACCGCATGGCCTGCCGGCCGATCGGAACGGTTTCCTTTGGCTGAACGACATCCACAACCGGAAACCTTCCCCTGACGACGTTGGGCAATGCGACCCCTCCAAAAGCTCAGACCCACGATCGGTAGGCCGCGGCGCGGCCTAACACTGTTCGATGCGGGTGGCGTCGCTCATTGAAGCCAATGATTTGCGTTTTCGTGCCACAACCTACTTAGTTGGCCTAGGCTACCTCAAATCCCTGCTCGAGGGCGTTGATGGTCGTCAGGGTCCAGGCCGTCGAGGTGTTGGGGTCGTTGTCGTAGACCTTCGACTTATAATTGCCCGCGATATTGGCGGCCGACGAGGCGCCGACGTCGGTGGTCCCGCCCGACTTCAGGGTCTGCTTCATCGAGATCGTGCCGGAGCCCGGGTTTTCCGCGAACACCTTGGCGACCGCGCCATAGACCGTGGTCGGCACGCCGGCCAGATTACCCATCGCGTAAGTGTCGCGGGTCGTCGAGACCGCGCTCTCGACGTAGTCGGTGGCGCCGTTCTGGCTCGTCTCGTCGACGCACTGGTAGTTCGAGCCGGCCGACGGCGTGAAGCCCGTCGTGGTGCCGGCGCCGTTGGGCCGGATCGTCTCGATCGTCAGGTTGCCGAACGGCTGCGATGTGGTTTTCATCGCGCCGGTACCGCCCGACGAGTCGAAGATGATGAAGTCCTTGTAGTAGCGGACCACGCTGGTCGAGAACAGCGTGAAGGCCGTGAGCCACGGCGCCGCGTGGGCGGTGCCCGAGTAGGTATCGCCCGAGAAGTTGATCTCGAGCACGCCGTCGACCCAGACCTTGAGGACACCGGCCGCATCCTTGGCGTCGATCTGCCATTCGATCAGGTGCCAGGCGTTATCGCAGACGTTGGTCGAGCCCGATTGCGACACGGAGCTCGACCCAGCCAGCGACACGGTGACGACGCCGGTCGTGGCGTTGAGGTTCATCTCCCAGGTCTGCGCGGTCAGGGACGAGTTCTGGCAGGCCATCCTGAACACCTGGACGGCCGAGCCGATCGAGGCCTGCTTGAACTTGAAGCGCCCGCCCAGCACCGTGCCCGACGGCGTCGCGTAGAGCGTCGTCGCCAGGGTGCCGCCGGTCCCGGCGGTCTTGATGCACGGATCGCTCGACGGGCCGCCGGTCAGATCGAGGACGTATTTCGTGTTGTCCGCGTTCGAGCCCCACATCTTCGACATGTCGGACGTCGAGCCGTAGGAGTTCATGCTGTCGCAGAAGAGGATGGCCACGGAGGTCGGTCCTTATGAGTAGATCACTTCGGTGAAGGCTTGGGTGACGCGCACTTTCGCGGGCGTCGTGCTCGACAGGTACGGGACTTCGGTGAAGGCCTGCGAGACCCGGATGGTCGGCGGCCGGTCGTAGATCACCTCGGTGAAGGCCTGGGTCACACGCAGCCAGGGATCGACGGCGGTCAGCGTGAACAGCTCGTCATAGGTGGCGCCGTGAACGTCGGTGGCGCGGATGGTGAGCGAATAGCCGACGCCGGCCACCAGCGCGCCGCTGAGCGAGACCTGGCCGCTCGACACGGTGAACTTGTTCGACGGGTCGGCCTGCTCCGAGAAGGTCAGCGTCAGGCTCTCGCCGCTGTCGGGATCGGTCCCCGTGATGGTGTAGAGCGCGGTGCCCACGGTGGCCGCGGCGGCGATGGCCGTCCCGCTGACCGCATACGTGGTCGTCCGTGGGAAGGCCGCCGTGGCCGGCGTGAAGTTTGCGGTGTAGCGCGCCACGCCCTTGGTGAAGCGGAAGTCGTCGAGCCAGCCCTGCCACGGCGAGACGTTCAGGAGACCGTTGCCGATGTCGAACGGCTGTGAGGAATTGAAGGCCCCGGCGATCGTGGCCGAGCCCTGCAGGACGCCATCGATGAAGACCCTGACCAGGTCGGCGCCATCGCGCGTCACCGCGAAGTGGTGGAAGATCGACTGGTCGATGTTCTGGTTAGCGGTAACGACCGTCAGGATGCTCGCGGTGCTGCCCGTCGGGTAGAGCGCGAACGTGAGGAATTTCACGGTGGCGCTGGAATAGGTGTAGCGCAGGTACGACCCGTTATCGCTGAAGCTGTCGCCCTGGGACCACAGGTAGCGGGTGCCGCTCGTGAAGTCCGGCCTGAACCATCCCTCGAGCGTGAACTGGCCGGGCCAATAGAAGTCGTCGCTGTCTTCCACCCGCACATAGTCGCCGGTGCCGTCGAGCAGGAGCGAGGAGCCGCCCCACTGGGAGGCCGCGGTGTCGAGCTGCGCGTTGCCCGCGAAGGTGAGGATCTTGCCGGTGTACTCGTCGGCCGCCGCCGCGGCGTCGACGCCATCGAACCGAGCGTCCAGCACCACGCTGCCGCGATAAGCGTCGGCGCTGCCGACAATCGGCGTGAGGATGATGTCGGTCGGGGCCAGATTGGCGCTGGCGACGTCGATCACGAAGGTCTCGTCGTAGGTCGCGCCGGAGCTGTCGGTGACGCGCGCCACGATGGTGTGGCTGCCGACGGTGAGCGCCCCGGTCGAGATCAGGTTGGTGCCCGAGACGTCGAACAGCTCCGACACGTCGGCGATGAGCTCGAACGTGAAAGTCTCGCCCACGTCGGCGTCGGTGGCCGAGAAGACCCCGATGGTGCCGCCGATCGCCAGCCCGTCGTTGGTGCTGGTCGAAGTCAGGGCGATGTCGGTCGGGGCATTGATCGCGCCGCCGCCGCCGAGGCCGAGGGCAAAGCCCATACCAGGAGGGAAAACCATCCCTC